ATAAGCGTTCCCATTTGACAAGTGTTGCCAGGTTGGTTTGTACCTGGCGTGAGTCGCCGTCAATGGTGCGGTAAGCAAGGGTCAGTCTCAAGGGTTTGTCCTTTCGTCGGGCAAGGCTCCGCCCATGCGGGCTTGCTTTGTTTTGCTCTCAGCCTGAGGCTGAGGGATCAAATTACTGCTTTGGCAAGTGTGCCACCACGGAACGTCAGCGTAATGGTGCTGAGCTCTCCGAGGCTGGCTGCAATAGGGGTATGGGACTCAAGGTATGCGCCTGTAAGCGTGTAGCTCGGGTTGGCTGCGCCAACAGTTGCGCTGGACGGTTTGAGCACAAGGTTTGTGGTCGTGCCAACCAAACGATAGATCGTTGCTTCAGTTTCGGACGCTGCATACGACTGGTACAAGGTCACGGTCACTTCATTGTTTTGCAACCCGCTCGTGTATTTCCTGGCAGTATCTCCAAAAGCGGTGCTTTCCAATGCCTCGGCAGTGTAGGTAACGGTGGCGCTCGTGCATTGATCAGTTAACGAAATTGAGTTAATTGTCACGTCTGGGTTAGAAAGATAAGTGGTTGTAGGCATTGTCAGTCCTCAGATTTCTTTTTCTTAGTTTCCTCAACGACGAAACCGCCGTCAATAAGTGCCGGGACGTTTACACCCTCAGCCTCAGCAGCTTCAGCGTCAAACACGTCACCAATTTTGCCGAGTCTCTCGGACGCAATCTTGTATGCCATGTTGTCGCCTCCTATGCCGTTTGAGCTTGTAGGGAAATAGTTACAGTGTACGAGGGGTATTCTACTCCACCTATCAACGTGTTAGTGGGACGACCGTCGGTAACCGCTACTTGCTTTGCTAAAAGCTTTGCTGCAATCTCAAGCGCTGGCCGTAATGCGTCAAGGTTGCTCGGGCCCATAGTCAGGATTATGCAACTAAACGTCACCTTGGCGATGTTGTAGTTCCAAGCTTCAAAACTAGGTGCGTCAAGGAACACGCAGGGTGGTTGCAGGTTGCGTGGATCTGTCACGACCTTTAGCCCTGTGATGGTGGCAAGGGTAGTGCTCAGGTCGTCTATGGCCTCGTTAAACAGGTCTGTGTACGCCATTAGGCGACCGCTGGTCTAGGAATACCCAACAGTTGTTTCATGATCGCTGAAAGTCCTGTGGGGGTTGCTGTGCCCATTTCTGTGAATGACGCAAACTCGTTGACGCTGGAGCGCTGACGGTAAAGCGCACCGCCGTACATGATCGTGCCAAGCGTGACATCGCCCGACGGGCTGGTCGTGAGGCTGTCCACGTACCCGGCTTCCTCACGCCGACGGTAACAAAAAGCGTTAGCAGCAGCTGCACACTGCACCAAGAATGCTGCGTCGGCCACTGACACGCTAGTGAACCCGAGCCAGTCCTCGATCTGCTGATCCGTTACCCAAGTACAGGTCGGGCTTGTGGTAATCGTGCCGACCGGAATTGCAGCTGATCGGTTTAAGTCGTCGCCAGCGTCATAGAACAGCACCTGATTAAGGATTGGCACGTCATAGTCGAAGATGAAGTCGCCTTCGCTGTCTATGCCTGTGAGCTCAAATTGTGGCAGGGCCCTGACGGTGTGTGTGCCGTTGAGGCCGTGTCCTAATCCTGTCAGCGTTATTGACTGCCCGACCTCAAGGTCAATGTCTTGCAACAGTTCCACGACTGCATAATCGTCTATGCGTGTGTGGAATGTAACGCTGGTTGTTGATGTAGCCATGAGCCGTCACCCGGCCCTAGATCAAGGACTAACTGTGATGGACTTAACGAGGTCGCTGTCTGCAATGAACGTTGCAACGTAGCCGTAGTAGCTGAATGTGCGACCAAGCGTGCCTGGTACTTCAACGCTGAGAATGCCACGCACTTGCTCGTAGAACTCGATTGCTGAACCCTTGGCAACAACCATGGTGTTCGCTGCAAAGTTGCGGTCCACAACCAGGTTCAAACCGAATGGGTTGAACGTGTTCAGCTGTGTGATGTTTGCAGTACCTGCAGCATTTACGCCCATGAGACCTGCTGCGCCAGCGTATGGGAAAACTGAACGCTTGTCTCCGTCCAATTGCTGGCCGAGCAACTTCCATACGCCAGGTGCCACGAAAACGTGATCGGGCAAGAAGTTTGACGCAGTGAGAATGTCAGTTGCTGCGTCGTAAAGGGCAGCGAACAGTGTGGACGGGTCGGTGCTGTTGTAGGTCCAGGTTGAACCTGACGCTGACGCACCGGTGGTGATTGCGTCGGCTGCTACGTCGTCAGACTTAAGCAGGTACTGGCCAGCGAGGTCACGCAAGATAATTTCCATTGCGCCTGGGCTGGTGAAGTCAATGTCCTGAACGGACAGTGTTACCTGACCTGCAAGGGTCGTCTTGGTTACAACGTTGGAAGCGATCACTGGTGTCGTTGCCGATACTGCGCTTAGTTCAGGTGACTGTGCAGCCACTGACGGGTGCGTTGTCCAGGTCGGGCGGATAAAGGTTTTTTGGTTGCCTCCGTCTGGCATTGCCCTTGCGCCTACAGCAGCCACCACAGGCCTGATGTAATTCAGATCTTCGAAAATCGGGCCAAGGACCATCTGATTAAGGAGGCCAGGGGTGTCTGTGGTAAGAGCGTCGCCGGCGGCGGCTTGGAAAGCGGAACGACGCTCAAGCATGAAATCTTGTGCAGCTGCAGCAACGTTGCGGAAAGTTTCCCCGCCAATGTGCATGGCTGCCAAGTATTCACCTGGGGTTGGCAGATCAAACTTGCGCTTTGGCTGTGCAAACACGGTTGGAACGATCTGCTCCGGGCCTGCTGCTTCAACTGCGATTTCTTCTGACACTGGTTCCTCCTCGACGGATTCTGTTAGATCAAGTTCTGCGTCGGGAGCGGTGTCGGCTTCGCCTTGCGACGCAGCCACCTGGGTAATGGTAGCACCACTGAACGCTGGAATTGGTACAAGACTTAATTCGGACCACTCAGCCGATTTGATCACAAGCACGCCGTCGTCGTCACGGTAGAAATCTTTGGCGTTAACGCCCACACTTACCGAGTCAAGCACGCCTGCAGCTGCAAGGGTCAAAGCTTCGTCGCCTGCCTGGGTCTCGACGACGGTTGCGGTGAACAGCATGCCGTCAGGGGTTTCCGTACGGCCCGTCACCAAACCGACTGGCTGGGTTGCGTCGTGGTACATGAACAGTTTTGGGGCTTTGCCGTCAGTGGGCAGGGAACCAGCCAAAAACATGATCTCGGTACCGTCTGAGACTACGGCTGGGGTGTTGTACGGTACGGCAATACCTGTGATCGTTCGGCGTGGTTTGTCACCAGCTGCAGCCTCAAGCTCAACTGCAAAACCTTGTGCAAGTTTCAGTTCCATTAGGCGTTCTCCTCCTGAGTGTTTTCTTCAATTAGTTCGTCGGCGACTTGCTGTTGCTGGGTGCCTGTTTCTTGTATGTATTCGTCCTCAATCATGCCAGCCAAGTATTTCTCAATTTCAAAACGTACAAACGTGCCACGTGGCAGGACGTTGTTCATTGACAAGGTTTGACTTACGCATTCCATGTACAGACGTGCACCAAAAATGTAAAGATCCTCACGTGCTGACCGTGCGTTTTGATACGAGTATGAGCCAATGTTTACGCCAGCAAGGTATGGCGGAATGTTGCCCAATCGGCACATTTCTAAAGCCTGATAGTTGGCTGACTCAATCATAAGCATGTTGTCGGGCAGTGCTTTGGTTTCTTGGTATTCCAGATACTCGTTAAGTGCAGCGGTCTGGTTCTCACGTCGAGCACTGTTAAACGCAGCTGACAGGTCGGCTAGTTCTTGTGCTGACAGTGGCTCGCCACCAGTTTGACGCAATACGCCTGACGGCATTGAAGACTCAGCGTTGCGGTACCTACTGGCTTCTAATTTGAGTGCTGTTTTAACTGCGTTTGTGGACTGGTAAACAATCCCTTGTACCGGGCTAATAAATTGCACCAAGTCTTTGGGGTCCATCATTCCGCCCTGGAAAAACACTTGATTTGACGGTGCAAACCACACTGGCCCAGCCTGATCTTGTGTCGTGATTGACGCTGCAGGTAGGCGTGTAAACGTGGCTGGGAAACCGTCCTGGGTGCGACTAGAGATGTACCAAAAAGCACGACCATAAAAGAAAAGATCGTCCAGGGTCCATGCCATAAGGGTGGCGTACGGTATGGACGGGTCAGGCTGACGCAACCATGACCGTGGCGCTAGCTTTTCCTCGCTCATTTCGGTTTCTTGCTCGTCCCACACTTCCCGGTACATGCACAGTGGGGTGCTGGCAATAACCGAAGCCATAAGGTCACGGCCTCGTGCCAATGTCGGTACGGACATGGCAGCGTTACGTGCTTCGCCCTCGATGTACGTGTAGTACTGGCCGACCATGTTGGGGCCTGACATGTTCGCCGAATAGCCCGATCCTGCAGCTGCAGCCTTGCTGGGTGCTGGCGCTTCCGTGCTGATCTGTGCTTTGGTTTCTCGTTTTGTGAAAATGCCCATGAGTCCTCAGTGAGCCTGGGCTCCCGACGAACCCAGACTCTGGGGTATTCTACCCCCGACCTACTACCAGTAAAGGTCTTTGTGCCCTAGTGGGTCGGCTGACCATTGCTGCAGCCCACACGAGACAGCGTGTCAATTCAATCGGGCCCGGTGACTTTTGTGACGACAGCACTGCACCCTGGACTGTTTTGACAAGCACTGCACGGTTGACGTGTTCAGCGAGGATCTGTTCGCCACGGTGGTGCACTCGTTCCTCGGTGATCATTGTGCGCACTAGACCTGTGTACTTAAGTAATTCGTTGTAGCCCACGATCGTAAAACGCTTATTTGTGAACGGTGGCAAATGGATCTCCAGCGACGGTGTAACAGCCAACATGACTGCGTGATCTGTCATGACACGCTGCACTTCGGCCCAGGCTTCGGCTTCGGTACCGACCACAAACTCAACTTTGCAGTGCACTTGGTCGCCGTCTGCAGCTGCACGAACACCCACAAAGCGTGAGTCGTCCAAACTGGTTTCTATAGCCAAGACACCCCCTGCCGGCATTGGGTCTTTGGTTTCTAACGCAGCCCACAGCCCTGGCTCCAGCCATGATCCTGCAGCACTGACCCATTGGTTTAGGTGGGCTCTCATAAACTGCACTTTGTCGGGTGCGTTGTGAGCTGATCGTAAACCGTCCATAGTGATGGTTTTCCCAAGGGCAGGGTTTGAGTATGGCCACCAGCGTTCGTCGCCTGGGTCCATGCCGGGTGGCACCGACCACTCAGCGAAGTACAGATCGCCTGGCGTGCTTTTGTCAATCATTGTTAAGGCTTGTTCACGTAATTGTTGAAATACTGTGGATGACTCGTCGCCAGCGGTGGAGAACAGCAACATAAGTGGGTTAGGTACTGCGATCTGTGACGGCCTAAGTGCACCGAACACTGCAGCTTCGGTTAGCGCCCAAAGTTCGTCACCAAGAATAAAGTCATAGGTGCCGCCGTGTTTTTTGCCTGTGGACGCTGTGACTTTCCAAGTAGATCCGTCAGGAGCGGTCACAAAGTTACGGCCGTACGCTCGGGTGA